AAGTGGATCATCTGATTTTTTGTTTCAATTAGGTGATTCTGGCGGTATTGAGGCGACAGGCTATTTAGGAGCTGGGTCTGTAGTTGGTGCAAGCGTGACTACCACAAACTACACAGCAGGATTTGGGTTTGCTGGCGGTGGAACAACAGCAAAAGTTTGGCAAGGTGCAATTCGTTTTGCAAATATTACTGGAAACACTTGGGTTGCTGACGGCGTTTTTAGTCGATCTGACGCAGCTAACACTGCGGTAGTTGGAGGCGGTAAATCGCTTAGTGATGTTCTTGACCGCGTCCGGATAACTCATGTCAACGGCACTGATACCTTCGACGCTGGCACCATCAACATCCTGTACGAGTGAGGGCTAAATAATGAGCATCGTAAAAGCAAACACCTACCAAGACGCCTCCGGCGGCAGCAACGCTGTCTTCAGTGGCGTGGCCTCGCCGCCTAATAGCATGGGGTTGTGATGGACTTTGCGCCTACCGCTCTTCTTGTCATGACGCACAACGTCACGGGCATGAAGTACTTCTGCAAGACTACCAGACTGAAAAATCTTCACTGGTACAAAGGCAGTGGCTTGTACTGGAAGCGGCACATGAAGGTTCATGGCCGAGACATCACTTCTGGGGTCTTAGGTGTGTACTTCGACAAAGATCGCTGCGTCTCTGCTGCGCTCAAGTTTAGCGAAGAGAACAACATTGTTGCTGGCAAAGGATGGGCAAACTTTATCGCGGAGAACGGACTTACAGGCGCTGGGCCTGGGGAGCTAAACCACCGCTATGGCAAGCCGCATCCCGGTAAAGGTAAGCCAAGGCCAGAGATGGTCGGCAGGTTGGTCGGAGAGAAGAACGGCATGTACGGCAAACCTAGCCCGATGCTTGGCAATGCTGGAGCATCCAAGGCACTAAAAGGACGCAAACGCCCAGAAGGTGGCGGCAAGCCATCAAAACCTGTGATCCGGCTGGATGACGGAATGGTGTTTGAGTCTGTTGCTGCGGCTGGCCGGGCCTGTAACGGAACAACTAGCGGCATCACACAATGCTGCCTAGGTACGGCAAAATCTGCTCACGGATTCCGCTGGGCTTACAAGGAGTAAATATGTCAACGGTGCGTGCGAACAACTACTACGATGCTTCTGGCGGGTCTGCTGCCCAACTGTATGGTGTCTCCATGCGTAACGGCGGCACTGCCTTCGTCAACCGCATCATCAACGGCGATATGCGGATTGACCAGAGGAACGCTGGGGCGGCGGTGACCACAAACGATGCTTTACCCGTTGATAGGTTTAGGCTTGCTTTTGGAAATAGCTCGGGCGCATTTTCAGGGCAGCAAACAACGACGGCTCCAGCAGGATTCGTCAATTCGCTAAAGTACACCACAACCACGGCAGATGCTTCTTTGGGTGCTACGGAGTACGCAACACT